CGACAGCAACGCCGACAGCAACGCCGACACCCACAGCGACAGCAACGCCGACACCTAGCGCATGGTCTAACTGGCTCATCAGTCAGCGAACCGGATGCATGAACGGCAGCCGCGTCGTAACCGAGACGCGTACCCGAGTGAACGGCGACGAGTTGGAGCGCGAGTATCGCCACTACGACGAAACTTGCATGATGATCGGAGACTAGCGCATGGTATCTGACCAGAGACTCGCAGGAGAGACCTGTTTGGAAGTCAGCCGTCGTATCGAGAAGGCAGCCGACCGTCTGGAATCCCAAGGCGACCGTATCGGCAAAGCCGAGAACATGATCGAGCGGCTGTCTACTCTGGTCACCGTCCATGCGGAGCGGGACGATGAGAGATGGAAGCAATTGCGGGACGAACACGACAAGATTTGGGAAGCGATTCAGCACAACGACGAGCGTGTGGATAGACTCGTCGTGAAAGATCGCCTGATGTCCGGCGCGATGAATGCGATACTGGTGATTGCCGCTTCGAGCGTATCCGGACTACTGGTATGGTTTCTAAACTGAGGGATCGATATGAAACTCCGCAACCCGTTCACCAGCAATAGCGACCAGAGCAAAGCCGCCCGAGATTTCAACAAGAGGGGCGCCGATTTGCTTCTAAAGCTGAACGTCTACCCGTATGGCGCAGGTGTGGAAGCACCTGACCCCTCAGCCGATCCAGACGGGTATGTCGATATCGTCAAGACCAGGCCGCGAGTTCAGGTGAGCGCAGACGCAGACACCGCCAAGGATGTTCTAGACTGGCAGCGCGAGGCACTTGACAATCACTTGGTAGCCCGAACCTTCGAGTAGCGATGGCGCCGAAGTCCTGCTTCCGATCCGAGTGGTATGGCAAACGCGTCAGCAAAACCGTCCGAGCGGCGCAGCGTAAAGCGTTAGTCGACACCGCCGCCGAGTGCGTCCGCAAGGCAGTTCCTCGAGCACCTATCAAGTACGGGGTGCTTCGGCGATCCATCAAAGTCGGGGATGTCATAGAGGACATGGTGGGGATCCGCGTTCAGTGGGGAAGCTTCGACGTCAACTATGCGCTGGCGCAGGAACGCGGGACTGGCAGACGACCGGGCAAGTTCTTTTTACTGTCGGCGGCGGATGAGGAATATCCCAAGATCGGCGAGAGGATCAAGGTGAACCTTCGATGACGCCACTGGTGAATCCCATATCTGCGGTCGTCGCGCTTCTACGATCCGATCCTGACATCGCCGATGCCGTCGGCAACGTCCGGCTTTACGGCGAGACTGTGCCGTTCATACTCGGCGGGGAAATCACCGGCGACGCGAAAGACCTTATGCTCGATGTCGTTACGGGCGATCAGCCGGGGTGCATACTCGTAACCGAAGCGGGTGCAGCGCGGCGACCGATGTCGGCGCCGGTGATAACGCCCCGCGTGGACATCCGGTGCTACAGCAAAACCATAGAGGAAGCGTCGGAACTCGGACTCGTGGTGCATGACAAGCTCCAATACAGACCTACCACAAGGGGGCGGGAAGCACGTCGGAGACTTCGCAACGTCGTGATCCAAAGCAAAACTGGCACGGGGTTTAATCGTGCGGCTATACTATCCGCAACATTGGTGGGTGGTCCGACGCCGGGGCGCGAACCGTCGCCCGACAGATGGACGTTCAATCTACGCACCTACAACTTCCTAATGCTCGAAGAATTGCAACCGGAGAACTGAGATGGCAGGAACCGACCGATTACTCGCTGGACCGGTGGACGTGTATGTCGCGCCAGAAGGCACGGCGCACCAGACTTCGCTAATCACCGCAAGGCCGAGAAGCCCTTGGCGTCAGTTGGCGGGGGGATGGCACAACGATGACGGTGTGCAGGTGCAGCGCACCAAAGATATGAGATTCCAAGAAGTCCAGAACGAACTGGAGCCGGTCGATGCGTTTATCGCGAGTCAGCGATTGATCGTCTCGTTTACGATGATGGACATGCAGGTAGAGGCGGCAGCCTACGCCCTCGGCATGGAAAGGTCGGACATCATCACCGTCGCCGCCGATCCGACCAACATCGGCACAAGACGAATCGACCTGATCGACGACGACCACAAGACTCACAAAATCGCTTTGCTCGTGAGGGGCGACACTCCATACGCGAACGGCGAGAAGTCCAATTTCTACGCGCCGCGTGTAGTGGTGTCCAGCGACTTCGACATCACCTTGATGCTGGCAGACCCGGCCGGCGTCCCTATCGAGTTCACATCGCTCAAACACCAGACGCTCCGTCCGTTCTTTATCGCTCAAACCGCGGCAACTACGTAGAATAAGGACGTATGAGCAGAGCAGTTTACCAATCGAAGAATAACGAAGTCGCTGATTGGGATGTGATTCCCGTCGGCGGCGTCGATCATGTCATCTATCCGAGCGGCAAAATCCCGTTGCGCCGGGTGGAACGTTTAGAGGAACTTGAAGCGAAACTCAACGCCGACGACATCGGTTCCGCGGAAATCTTGGAACTCGTGAAGATCATGTTCGTCGAGCCGATCCCGTCAAACGACGAGATACTTGACACGCCGCTAGACGACATCAAGGGGTGGCTTGGTTTTTTTTCCGAGCGCGGCACTCTGCGGTCGGAAGCGGAAGCGAACCCGTCAACCCAACCTTCCGAGTAACTGCTGAACTCCAGCGGTTCTACCATGCAGCCGACCCTCTGGTGTGGCTTGACATGGCGGTAGATGACATCGCCGCGCTGGTTTCCGAGATGCATCGCCAGCGAGCGCGTGAGAAGATCGAAGCGTTGGAAGTCGCTGTGGTGGCGAGAGCAGACAAAAAGAACCACACCGCTCGGCGTATCATCAATCAATGGCGGACCGCCGCGAACCGAGGCGTCCGGACTCAGCGTCGCAGACTCACGAAAGAGGAGTGGATTGTGCGTAACCGATCATTGGGCATAGATATGGTGGGATACGACAATGGCTGAAACCGTAGGGCGCGCAGTTTACGAAGTCGGCGTCGATCATGAGGGTTTCGACAAGGAACTGGATCAACTCGGAAAGCGGTCGCAGTCCCGCTTGAAGGGCATCGCCAAAGCCGGAGCGTTAGCCCTCGGCGGTCTACTCGGCGGCGCGGCACTCGGAGCGGCGGTTGGACTAAAGAACACGACGACGGGACTGATCGACGCCGAGAAGGAACTGCGACCGATGATCCAGAGGTCGCGCTTCGGCGCCGAGACTCTGCAAGCGTTGGCGGAAGCGGCGAAACGTGCGGGATCAGAGGACGGTCTTGAAGGCATCGTCGACACGTCGCAGGAACTCCAGCTACAACTCGGAGAGTTGGCGATGACCGGCAACGCCAGAGCTTTGCCAGCTCTTGAAGCGTTGGGACTGGAAGCGGCGAAACTACAGGCGATGGAACCCGAGCAGGCGTGGCGCGCTGTCGTGTCGGCGATTCAGGAAATTCCTAACGTGGCGGATCGGGCAATCGCAGCCGAGGAAATCTTTGGCGGCACGTCCGAGAAACTTGCGGGTATCGTCAACCTTACAGCGTCGGAGTTCGCCAGTCTCGAAGCCGAGGTGCAGAGAACATCGGATATCTGGTCGGGTGAAGCGTTGGAGTCAGCCAAGACGTTCGACTTGGAACTCCAGCATATCCGGACTGATCTTGGACGCGGTGCGAACGCCCTTGTCGTCCGTATGCTGCCGTCGCTGATAGAAGTCGCGAAGTGGATACGCGAAACCGGAATCCCTACTTGGCAGGAATTGAAGGCGCAAGCGATACAACCGATCACCGAGTTCATCGAGACGTCTGTCATTCCCAAGATGCAAGAGTTCTGGGTTAACACGCTCCAACCGATGGCGGCGACACTCCGGGACGATGTGTTTCCCGCAGTCAAGGAACTGCTAGACAGCGGACTCCGGACTTTGATCGAAGTGCTTGCGGAACTGACGCCGGTATTTACTAGTCTCTGGAATGACGTGCTGCAACCTTTAGCGACGCAGGTGCTTGACACTCTGCTACCCGTTCTCGCTGAATTGGCGACCATTTTCAGGGACGATATATGGCCGTTGCTCAGGGATTACATACTGCCGATATTCTTGGACTTGATTCAAAACAGATTGAAACTCATCAAATACGTCTACGACGAATTTGTCCGACCTGCGCTTGCTCTGCTAATGGAAGCGTTTGAGTCTTTGATGCCGACGCTTAGCGAACTGGCTGAAAACCTATTCCCGATCTTGGCGGATATCATCGAGACGGCGGTGGTTCCCGCGCTCGAATTGATTCTTGATCCGCTCAACAAATTGACGGAACTCTTTGGCGGAACCAAAGAAAAGGGCGACGAGGTAAGCGGTATCTTCACCGACATCAGCGACGCGATTCAGCCGGTCATCGAATGGTTCAGAGACGACCTTATTCCGGTGGTTAAAGAGCTTGCCGAATTTGCCTGGCCGCTGATCGTAGAGGTATGGGAAGATTCGCTAAAGCCGACATTCGAGGAACTTGTGGAGTTCGGGCGTGATGTCATTATCCCGTTGCTGAGAAGCATGTTTGAGATATTCAAGTGGGCATGGGATCAGATCGACTGGATTGTAGTGCCACTGATTAAGAGCATTATGCTGGTCATCGAGACGGTCATCGAAATAGCGTTTGCCATAGTTCGGACCTTGCTAAATGTTCTCGCTGGAGATTGGGAAGGGGCATGGCAATCTATCAAGGACTTGGTGGAGTCATTCATCGAACTGATAACCGGACTTTTCAAGGTATGGGGACTCGACGAACTGTTTGCAAATATCTGGAAAAGCATCAAGACTTCATTCACTACGGCGTTCGACTTTATCGAGAATGCTTTCAGGGGATACGTCAACATCTACATCGACTTGATTAACTCCGTTATCCGAGCATTGAACACCATCGACGTAGATATTCCGAATTGGGTGCCGGTGTTCGGCGGTCGCAATTTCGGACTCGATATTCCAGAAGTCCCGCGACTGGCAGACGGCGGCGTGGTGCAGGAACCGACCCTTGCGATGATCGGGGAAGCGGGACCGGAAGCCGTGGTGCCGCTAGACCGACTCGGCGGCGGCATCGGCGGCGGTATCCACATCACGGTCGAGGGCGACATACTCGCGGAGAACTTCTACGACCTTGTAGCCGACGCGGTTAATCAGGCGAACCGACGCGGCGTCGATTTCTAGTGGTATGATTTGCGGTCATGGCACAAGCTACCAACTCGCAGAAGATCACATTCCCGACGCCGAACGCCGCGTGGGTAGTCCCTACTCACGTCGCTATCTTCGACGGCGCAGGGGATTCCGCTAACGAGTTGCTGAGGGCGTCCCTCGGCACTGTGTCAGCTCCGCAGGCAAACGATACGGTCGAGTTCGCAGCCAGCGCCCTGACATTTACTCAGGCAACCAGCGCGGTGCTGAAAACCGAGGGTGCGGAGCAGTCCATCATGGGCATATTCGATTCAACCGTCTACGTCGCGCTTCTGCGAAACGGGACGGAACTGAGCGGCAGCAACTATGCCCGCGTCTCAGTCGCTTCTAACAGGTGGACGATCACCTAACCCGTCATCCTGACAGGAGTCAGCGATGGCATTTTCAAACTATCGAGCGGAACCTGTAACGGCGACCAGTGTCCGTCTGCTGTGGGATTGGACGGGCGACAATCCGTCGCAGTTCGCAATCACCTACTTCCAGACCGGCACTTTCGCCGACCTGAATGTAATCACCGTCGACGGTTCAGCTAGGCAGACCGTAATCAGCGGACTGACTACCGGCGTCGAATACAACTTCTCAATCGGTACGGGATCGGTAGATACCGAGTTGACTTTCACTCCGGCATTGCCGAGGGTATTTCACGGGACTACAGTCGCCAGCGCATTGCCGGATGTCACGTCCGCGGCGTCGCTGACTATCTCTACTCACATCGCGCTGACCGCCGAGGCATCGCTGACCGGATTCTCGGCGCGTATTCTTACCCCGCCGAATCGGGTAACCGTCGCGGAAATGCTGCCCTCGATCGAGGCGTCGGCGACGCTCACAGTAGAGCGGGATATCAGCGTCGTAGAGGTAGACGAGCATTTGCCGGAGATCGAGGCGTCGGCATCCGTGCGGGTTTTCACACTGTTGTCGGCAAGTCGAGTAGCCGCTGCGCTCACAGCGATCACCGGAACTGCGACGCTTACGATATCGACGGACATCGAATTACGTACGATCGGCGCGCACCTTCCGGTCATCACCGCGCCTCAGCCGTTGACGCTATCGCGGATCCGCGCTCCGATGATTCACTCGCTGGAAGCCGAAGTCGATATACCCGACGTCGGCTTCTGGGCAGAGCTTGACGCTGGCGGTCCGCCATACCCCGGACTCCGTTTAGAAGTGGATTGGGATAACGACGGACGATACCGACACGCCGCTTCCGATCTGAGCAGTTACGTAGTTCCCAACTCTTTCAGATGTAGCCGAGGTCGAAACTACTCGGCGCAGGTGGTAGCGCGTTCGCCGGCCGGCAAACTCACGGCAAAACTGTGGAGCATAGACAGTCGCTTCGACCGCTTCGCCACCGAGTCGGCTATCTCAGGTATCGAAGCCCAGGGCAAGACGATCCGCGCCTGCATCGGCAATCTCGAAATATGGAAGGGCGAGATCGACGACTTCACACACCGAGAGATGCAGCGCGGCGTCGGGCAGATCAACGTAACCGCTCTGGGTTTCCTGTCGAAACTCCAAGACGAGACGACCAGCGTATCGCCGCGCCTGAACATCACCACATCCGCCGCCGCCAATCTGGTCATGGATGACAGCGCGGTAACCGATCACGACCTGAACGGGAACATCGTGATCGGTAGATGGTCGGTAGAGGACGAAAACATTTTGACGACCATGCGAGAGATCGAGGAATTGGAACTCGGTTTCTTGTGCGAGAAGCGAGACGGCGATATCTGGCTTCAAAGCCGTGCGCTGAGAGAGGGGGGCATTTACCAGAACTCCGCGATGGCGCTGTCAGACGATGTGGAGATCGTCAAGTCCCGCAAGATTTTCGAGATCAAGCGAATAGCCAACTCGGTAATCGTTCCGATCAACTCTTTTACAACTGGCGACGCGCAAGACTTGTGGGTTGCGCCCGGTCCGATTTCCGTCCCTGCAAACGCGGCTATCCAAGTGCGTATGACTTACCCGACGCCGGATGCGCCGAGGAACCACATCGGCGCGGCGTCTTGGATAGCCCCAGTTGCCGGAACCGATTACACGGCTATCAACGGACTGGCAGTCACGACTTCTACGGTCGGGGAATCCTTGCTTGTAACCTTCACCAATTCGACGCAGAGTCCGATTGACATACCGGCCTTCAAAGCTCGGGGACGCCCTCTTGTAGCATCGCCGCCGTTCGATTTGAAAAGACAGGACGATGCTTCTGTGGCAGAGTTCGGAGAGAGATCGTATCGTCAACCCAATCAACGCCACACCGCTCTCGCGTCCGCTTTGTCATACGCGGATACATTGCTCAATCGCCATGCGTCCCTGAAACCCGTCTATGTCATTCAGTGGGACATCAGCGAGAAGTGGCGACTCGCTGCAACCCTTGATTTGAGCCGACGGATCACGCTATGTCTGGGTCGAGAGACGACGGATGTCTTTATCGAGGGGATCACGCACGAAGTCAAGAGGGGCGATTACCACCTGGTCACTTACTTTGCGACCAGAGTGCCGGGCGCGTCCGCTCCGTACGCGCCGTTGACGCCTACCATATCCAGCGATTCATACACGGCGATAGATATGAGGTGGAACGCCCCATTTTCGGGCGGAGCGGCAATCGACCGGTATCAACCGCAGTATCGAGAACTCGGCGCCCCCAGTTGGACAGACCTGACATACTCAGGGACTTCGACTCGGATCACCGGCTTGGTGCGAGGTCGGACGTATCAGTTCAGAGTTCGGGCGCACAACTCGGTCGGGTGGTCATCGTGGAGCGGCATCGCCAACGGGCAGACTTTCAGCGGTCAGCCCTCGCTGCCGCGGCTTTCCAGCACGCACTACAACCGCCAGCGCGTCGAATGGGACGCCCCCGCAGGTGCAAGGGGAATCACCGGCTACGACGTGCAGTATCGCCGAACCGGCACGACTGCATGGACTGACCATCCGCATAGCGGCACGGGGACATCCACAACTATCTCGAGCCTGCGGTATGACACGTCTTACGACGTGCGTGTGAGAACCAACACTACCGAGGGCGACTCCCCTTGGAGCGGGACGGCATCCGCCAAGCCGCTCAGAGTGGCGACGATCACGGCACTCTCAAACTCCAGCATCCGCAGCAACGGTTTCTATGCCAACTGGACTCTTCCGACATTCAGCACTGGTCAAGGTGTTGACACCATAGACATTCAGACTCGTCAGGTCGGGTCGAGCAACTGGTACACGGCGACAGGACTCGCATCGTCCGATACGTCTCGTTTGTTCAGAGCGTCAACCAACACGCGCCGAGAATGGCGGGTGCGGATCGTAGACAACGGCAACGTCGGAGACTGGTCGGCGACGCAAAGCGTCCAATTAGCCCACAGCTACTTTGCTTCGGGAGTCGAATATACCGCTTTAGCGGTTGTCGGGTCGACTCTTTTCGCCTGCCCTGCTTCAGCTTCTCGATCCATCCATGCGTTCACGACGGCGGGCGTCCGTAGCTCTAGCAGAGACATCACTGTTTCACCCACTCGCAGAAGGATCCGAGACATCGCGTCGGACGGCACATATCTGTATGTGCTTATCGAGGAGGGGCAATCGAGCGAATACACGGTAGTGCGATACAACTCGTCAGGGGGGGCGGCGACCGACGTGGTGAGAGAGACTACATCTTCCGCGTTGAGAATCCTAGCGGCTGCCCGTGGTCGCCTCTACATATCGGCGTCCCGTCCGTCCAGCATGGCCGCCTATATACCTTCCTCATCTGAGCCTGCCGCCGCCCGATCTTCCGCTAACGACATCAGCGTAAACGTCGCAGGTCAGAACATAGTGTCTGTCAACAGCTACTCGGTGTCCACGCTGATCGTAATCCGCAACACCGGCGCCTATTATTACAGCGTTAACAGCGAGACTTACGCAGCGTCCGCTTTCAACACCGAGAACTTCGACTACATGACACGCTCAGGGTCAACCCTGTATGCGACTTCAATTCCATCGGGCGGGACGACGCGAGGCATCTACCGGCTCTACAGTTAGCCGCTCACATCATTCGGAATCTGATCGTCAATTCCGTTTGCCGCTCACTGACGATCATCAAATTGTCCCAAAGCGAAAAGTGGCAGTTTTGCAAACTGTCCATCGCGAGTCCAGAAGTTCGGAATTGAAGTCCAGAACATTCCGCCGTTTCGGAACAGGATTCGATGTCAATTCTCGTATACAAGATTTGACACTCTGTATGCTTTTCTGGTATACTCTTGTTATACCGAGTGCGAGGAGGTTCTATGCACGAATTGACTGACAAAACCCTTGACCGTTTCTGGTCGCAAGTTGATCGCCGAGGCGACGACGAGTGCTGGGAATGGCAGGGCGCAAAAACCGGAGACGGATACGGCGGCTTCTGGGACGGCACGAAATCCAGCATGGCACACCGTGTTTCGTTCGTTATCGCTAACGGCATCACTCCGAACGTGTGCCGACACACCTGCGACAACCGTTCATGCGTCAATCCCAATCACTTGCTTGATGGGACGCAAGCGGACAACGTCCGAGACGCTGTGGAGCGCGGTCGCCAAGGTCGATACGTCGGCAATCCGGTATCACGACCGATCCCTACCTGCGACTGGTGCAGCGAACCGATCAAGAACCGGAAGCGCATCAACCGGAAGCAACCGAACTACTGCAAGCGATCTTGCAAGATCGCAGCCTACCGAGAGAGGAAACGAACCCAACAATGACTAACCCCTGCAACCTTCACGATCACGATGCCGATGACAACTGCGTAACCTGCGGAGACTTGGAACGCCATTGCGACCTCGCGCCGAACCATGAACCGACCGAGTTTTGCTCGGGCGATCCTGACAACCCAGAGGTAGAGGACGAAGGCGAGGATGCTGTCGGCGTCCGACTCCACATCCAGCTTAACGACGGTTTCAGTCTCTACCTTGACTCGTCTATGGTGAGCATCTACGTGTTCGCACCTGACGGCAGCGGTGCCAGATCGTTCGGCGAGACTACCGTCATGCGAGAGGTCGTCGACAAGATCAAAGCCAACTGGTAGACACCTACCCGCTCCGAACCCAAACCCCTGATCGCAAGGTCAGGGGTTTTCTTTTGCGTCAACTCTGATATAACATGTTTTACATGACTCCAGCAAAACCGACGCCTTGGGATCATCAGACAGTGATGAAGGACACGGCGATTGCTCAGGCAGGGACGATGTGGGACGCGGACATGGGAACCGGCAAGACACGTTCGGCGATTGATGTTTACGAGGAACTTGGCAGACCCAAGACGATCATCACCGCGCCATTGTCAGTAGTCCGAGGGGTGTGGCCGGGCGAGTTTGAGAAGTGGGTGGACAGACCTTTGCCGAACATCGGCGTCATCGATTCCCGCATCGGAGCGAAGCGCGGACTCACCGCAGCCCAGAACCGCATAAAGGTCGCAGAGGAGTCGGACGTGGTTATCACGAACTACGACCTTGTATGGCGCAAACCGCTATCCGACGCTTTGCTCAAAATGGGATTCGAACTTCTGATAATGGACGAGTCCCATCGGATCAAAGCGCCGGGGGGAGTCACTTCGAGATACCTGTCGCGACTCAGCGATCGGATTCCGAAGCGCATAGCTCTGACCGGCACACCGATGCCACATTCCCCTCTTGACATCTATGCCCAGTATCGGGCGTTGGACAAGTCCATATTCGGCACGTCCAACGCTTTGTTCAAAGCGCGCTACGCGATCATGGGCGGCTTCGACCGGAGGGTGGTAGTCGGCTATCAAAACGAGGATGAACTGCGCGAGAAGTTTGACAGCATCGCCGTCAAAGTCAACCGCGACGACGTTCTCACATTGCCGGACTCGGTTGACAGCACTCGGCTGTTTGAACTCTCGCCGAAGGCTCAACGAGCATATGATCAGATGTTTAATATCTTCGTTACACAAGTAGACGAACAGGTTGTAACGGCATCCAACGCTCTGGTAAAACTATTGAGACTGCAACAGATGACATCCGGTCGCATACGCGGCGATGACAGCGACGAATATATGACCATCGACACTGGTAAGCGCGAGGTGTTAAAAGACGTATTGACGGATAACGACGACTCCCATATCGTCGTGTTTTGCCGCTTCAGCGAAGACGTATCAGCGATACATGAAATCGCAGAAAGCAACGGAAAACAATCTTGGGAGTTCTCTGGGAAATTAAAGCAGTTGGACGAATGGCGAACCGTTGGCGGTGTGTTGGCAACACAGATCCAGAGCGGCGGACTTGGAATAGATTTAACTCTGGCATCAACAGCCATCTATTACAGCTTGGGATTCTCGCTAGGCGATTATCTCCAGTCGAAAGCGCGGGTATTACGTCCAGGTCAGAATCGCAACGTCCATTACATCCACATCTGCGCGGACAAAAGCGTCGATGTGCAAGTCCTAAAATCACTGGCTGAAAAACGAGATGCAATCGAGTCGATCATCTATGACATTAAAAACCGAAGATAGCGCACTCCTAACGCTTGAATGCGATACGTGCGGCGAACGATTCAAGCGTTACCGCTCTCAGGCAACTGGCAAACGTTTCTATTGCTCTAATCTATGCCGACGGCGGCGAACCGTGTTGACTTGCGACCAATGCGGAACCGACTTTGAAAGCACGATATTTGAAGCTCAACGAGGCAAACGCTTCTGTAGCAAACAGTGCAAAGATGACGCTCGGCGCGACGGGGGTTACATCCACAAAGACGGGTATCGAATCCTCAGCATCAACGGTAGGCAGATCGCAGAGCATCGACTGATGATGGAAGAGCACTTGGGTAGAGAGCTCTATCCTCACGAACAGGTGCATCACGTCAACGGTATCCGCGACGACAACCGTATCGAGAACTTGGAGCTCTGGTCTACATCGCAACCAAGCGGACAGAGGGTAGAGGACAAGATCGAATGGGCAAAGAAGTTTCTGGCACAATACGAGAAATGACTACCGCAACCGAATCCAGCATCGCCGACCTTATCCAGCAAGCCCGAGATTTGAACTACACGGTCGCGAGGATCGCCGCGGTTTGCGAGACGACGCAAGGGACGGTGTTCAACTGGGCGACCGGTCAGCGACCGCAGCGATACGAGTTTGTCCGAGATGCGATCCAGCAACTTATCGACGACTACCGACCGCCGAGTTCTGAGAACGATCTAGTAAGACTGAGGTCGCTGATAAGGGGTCTCCGCGACAAAGGCGTCCGATTGATCGACATAGCCGATCATTTAGAGACGAGTCGTCTGAGCGTTCACAACTGGGAAACCGGCGTTAGCACTCCGCGAAACATCGCCGACAAGAACGCCAAGCTCCGGGACTTGCTCTCGAAATCATGACTCTCACTGGTCAATTCTGATATGCTGTTTTTTACGTGCAACGGCACGGACTTAAATCTTAGATCAGGAGATCAGATCAGTGAATTTCATACTCAGCAATGCGACCAGCGCGATGAAAGTCGCGAACGCAATCGACCACCTTCGAGATGCCGGTGTCTCGGATGTCAGACTGTCGAAGATCGACGTGGCGGGTAATTCCTACTCGAAACTCGTTATCGGGACGTCGGCATGAGCATGGCGAAAGTCCATCGCTTCGTTCACCTCGAGCAACGCAAGCGACGTCTCAAACTGTTGACGGAACAGAACAACATCCAACTCGCGGAAGCCGAAACCGAGGCACTTGACTACATGATGAAAGAGGGTGCCAAATCCGTCAGAACCGATCTCGGCACGGTAACGCACCATATGACGCCGAGGGCGAGACTCGCTACCGATCGGCCGGAGACCGCTCATGGGATCATGCGCGATCTCGGACTCGGGGACATGGTGAAGGCGGGTGTCCATGCTGGCACTCTGTCGTCATGGGTGAAAGAGCAGGACGGAGTCATACCGGATGAGTTGAAACCTCATATCTCGGTATACGAGCATAACCAACTCCGATTCCGGCGGTCATCGTGAGAGTCATCAAAGAAACACCGGCGTATTGCGAGTTGCTAAATCACGTCGCAGAGTTCCCGTCCAGACCGGCACGATGAGACGCTACTACCTGAGCGGTTTACGAAAGGAGTAACTATCCGATATTGAGTGACCGAGGACTCCGACACTGGTCGATCCGGCGATACCGGAAGGGCGAGCGGCGGCGCCCAAACTCCGCCGCCAAACACTAAGGACTAAACCATTGACTACCAACACAACCGACATCGTCAAAGCCGAAAGCTTTGAACTGGCGATAAACAACTTCGACGGCGAGATCAGCGAGATGATGACCGACATCGCCGGACCTTCGGGAATCGATCCGAGGATGCTGCCGACCGTCCATGCGCCGGCCGGTGGCGGCGTCAACTGGCAACTGCCAGACAAGACGGCGGTGCAGGTCATCGAAGGCGTCATCATTCACTGGCGCGACCCTCGGCGCCGGTTCGACAAACCATACGGGGGCGGCAACGAACCGCCCGCGTGTTTCTCAGAGGACGGCATAACCGGCAAGGGCAACCCCGGCGGTCTATGCAACGGAGACGCAAGCCGCGGAATCCCCAAGTGCCGGTTCAACGAGTTCGGGACGCATCCCGATCCGAAGCGACCGCGAGCGAAGGGGTGCGAGGAACAGAAACTCGTCTACGTCATTCGCTCCGGTTTCCTGCTGCCCCTGACTGTTCAGGTGGCGAGCGGTTCGCTTAAATCGTTCACTCAGTATGGGATGATGATGCTGGACTTCGGCGGCGCCAAATACCGGCACATCACCAAGATCGGACTCAAAGAGGAAAAGTCCAGCGAAGGCGTCGCGTTCTCAGAGGTAACCTTCGAGCGCGGCGATCCGGTCGGCGACGATGACGCCGCGAAGATCAGGGAATACGCCAAAGAGCTTATTCCGTTCTTAGACCGCCAGCCGGTGTTCAACGCCGAGGGCGAAACCGTCGATTCGTAGCCGATTCTGATAAAATCAAGTCATGGGGCGGCGTAGTAATCCGCGCCGCCCTGAGGATTACATTCAGGATTATCGGAGGCGATATGCCAGTCATCGTGAAGTGCGGTTACTGTCTCAGCAATTTCGAGACAACCCCTAGTCGATTGAAGTTGGGCAAGGCACGGTTTTGCTCTAAAGATTGCTATGACGCGGTGCGCGGATGCGACGGCAAAACGAAGGACGGGTACATTCGTATAACCGTCAATGGCAAGGTTGTCATGGAGCATCGGCACATCATGGCTCAACACCTTGGTCGCGATCTCTATCCTCACGAACAAGTCCATCATCTAAACGGTCAGCGGGACGATAACCGACTAGAGAACTTGGAGCTCTGGTCTAAGTCGCAACCGTCGGGTCAGCGAGTCAATGACAAACTGGCATGGGCGTATAATTTCATTTCTCAATACGCATGAAACCATCTCAATTTCTCAAACTACTCTGGGGCGAACGACCAGAGGGCAAAATCCTGATTTGGACGCTTGGCGATAAACGAAGCCACTGGATTTCCGACCCTTCCGAAGCCGACCAATGGGACGGCAAAGCCGACGTATATCACGGTCTCGCAAAATCAGCGCACGTTGATCGTGGTGCTACGGAGCGCGTAAAACCTGCCGAGTCCTTCGGCATACCCGGACTGTGGATAGACGTCGATTACGGAGAGGATCACAAACGCAAGAACCTGCCGCCTACCGAGTTCGACGCCGTCGAGTTCATCGCCTCGATCGAGATAGAACCTACCGTCATCGTCAACTCCGGCAACGGCCGGCACCTCTACTGGCTGTTTCCCGAACCCGAGAAACTGCTGACCGCCGAGACACGACTCGCCGCTGCGGAACTTACCGAAGCGTGGAACCGACACATCCAGCACCTTGCGGATAAACGCGGATGGTGGGTCGACTCCGTCTACGACCTATCGCGGATCCTTCGACTCCCCAACACTGTCAACGCCAAAGAACCGACCGACATCAAACAGGTCGAGGTCATCAAGTCGGACGGTCCGCGCCACAGCTACGAGTGGTGGCGGGAACGCATATCTGAATATCGCCGTAGAGACGCATCGGAAGCCCGCGCCGGTGTGTCAACACCTGAGAAGCCAGCGACCCCTCTAGAATCTAATCGTGCGGACGCTGTGGGGGAATTATCCCTAGACGCTGAGAAACCTATCGGCGACTGGTTTCACACCATGCTCGAATTGATGCCGGACGCCCGTGCCACTTACGAGCATCGCAAACCTCTGCCGTCGAATGACGACTCGATGTCCGCCTACGATCTAGCTCTGGCATCCTACGCCGTAGCGCACGGTCGCAGCGATCAGGACATCGCCGACATGATTATCTACCATCGTCGGACCAAGGGCGACGCCGACGATCTCGAAAAGGGCGCGAGAGTCGACTACGTTCAGCGCACGATCGTACGCGCACGAAACGGCAACACCGACGCTCCGGTTACCAAAGAGCAGATCGAGGAAAAGCCGATCAAGGACGTGCTTGACCAACTCGGCGTCAGCGTCAAGCGCATCGTCAAACTCGTAGACGATCACGGCGACGCCGGTCGCTACCGACTGGAAACTCCAGACGGCAATATCGAGATGGGCGGCATCGACACCATCACGTCGGAGAGCAAGTGGCGCAACATCATCGCGGACGCTACTCAGGTGTTGCCGAAGCGCGTCCCTCGCGGCACTTGGGACTCGATGGCGCAACGGCTACTCGATATCGTCGTTACCCTGCGCCCCGGCGATCCGGGACATCCGCAGACCCAGACCGAGGTAGTCGAAACCGTCGAATGGCTGAGGGACTACTTCAACACTCACGGCTTCGCGGTCATCGACGACGGGTCAGTGGTAGTCGACGGCGAGCAGTCCGAGGAAGATATCGGGGTAGTGATAGAACGCCGGATACCCTTCCAGATCACCGGCGAGCGTCATATATTCATAGACCACCTAATCAAGTGGGTGGACGCCAATCGCGGTGTTCGACTGATGCAGCGTATCATGGGTTCCCGTCTGCGAGACGCAGGTATGGAGAACGGACGGACATACCTCGGCGGCGCCCGAGTAACGACTTGGTTCATCAGCGACCGAGACTGGTCAGAGATAGCGTTCTAATGGGCAGGCAAACCAGTCAAATCCTGCCAAGTTTTCAACCTACCTGCCCAGTTTGGTCCCGCTTTGGATGGGCAGGCAAACCAGCCAAAACCCTCGCGCCCCGGCGCGCGTACGCGCCCGATCACGCGCGTACGCGTGGGTTTGAGTGGCAGATTTTGCCTGCCCATACAGGACGAAGTTCAGGGCGATGCATACCACAACCCATTTGGTGTGCTTCGAGACGTGTCTACGGCGATCCTACGAGGTCGTTATTTTCAGGATCAGATCGGAATCACCGGAATCAGCCCGAAATCGGGGGATCCCGCTTAGTTACATATATCTACGCGCATCCGCGCAGGAACTCGGTAAATCACTCACTACCCGCTCGCAATTCGCGCGCGTCACATATTAAGGACGGAAGCAATGAAATGGCTTGCTAAGTTACTGGTGTTCATGGGATTGCTGTGGACTATCCAATCGGTGCCGGATACTCTGGTCGACATCGGATGGCTTACCCTACAGACTGATGACAACCTTGACGGACCTTTGTGGGCGCAGATCATCGCAGTCATACCCCTAGCTTTCACTGCCGGATGGGCGGCTGACCACATCATCGAGAAGGCATGGGGTCGTTTTAATGACTGAGGTATTTAGAGTCGTCGGACCGCCGGGGTGCGGTAAGACTTGGTGGCTATCCAATCAGGTCGAGCAAGCGACCGGCGTGGATCACCGCCCTATCGTTCTCTCGCTTACACGTGCCGCAGCCAAAGAAGCGGCGGGTCGTGCTACAGCTATCCCGCCGGAGAGCATCGGCACTCTTCACTCATTCGCCTACCGCTCTCTGGGACATCCTGAGATCGCGCTGACCAAGAAACACATCGACGACTGGAATAGGCGATACCCTCACTTTGCTCTAACCGCGGTCGACGATCCTGACACGATGCCGACCGAGATCGCCAAGTCTATCGGCATGGATTTCGAGATATGCCGCGCCAACATGATCCCGCCGATCAAGGGTTCGACGGTCGCGCGCTTCGGCGAGTTGTGGACGGCGTGGAAGCGAGAGAATGAGTTGCTGGATTTCACCGACTTGCTGGAAAGGTGCCTCGAGGAAATCCCGTCCGCTCCGGGCGAGCCTACCGTCATATTCGTGGATGAAGCGCAAGACTTGTCTCGGCTAGAGGTCGAGTTGCTGAACAAGTGGGGCGCAGCCGCCAGTCGGCTTGTGCTGGTCGGCGACCCTTGGCAGAACCTTTACGAGTGGCGCGGTTCTCACATCGACGCGATGGGTGACGACCCTGACATCATTCTGTCGCAGTCATACCGGATACCCGAAGCGGTTCATAGCAGGGCGATCAGTTGGATGGAGACGATGCCGGGATACCGCCCAATCGAATACAACCCGCGAGAGGTCGCTGGCGAGGTCGCAGAGTTGAATACCAACTGGACCGAACCGGCGTCGATCATCAACGAAGTCAAGGACGATCTCGCTAACGGCATGGACGTGATGATCTTGGCGCAGTCCGGCTACATGCTTCAACCGACCGTCGAGGTCTTGCGAGCGGAAGCCCTGATGTTCCACAATCCCTACCGGACTACGCATGGCGGGTGGAATCCCCTCGGCGCACGTCGGGGCGTCTCGGCGACTGACCGGATCAAGTCATTCCTGAAACCGACGCGCTTCGAGGAACAGACGATCACGGACATACTGGCATGGACGGAGGCGGTATACGCCAGCGCGGTGCTAGCTCCGAAAGTCCGCTATAAAGACCTCTCTGCGATGCCGACCGACGACAACGGCTTCGTCGATCATCAAGTCGTTTCCGAACTCTTATCAAAAGAAGCGGTGGACGCGTTCTACTGGGGGGACTTGGGATGGCTCGACAGCAATCTCAAGAAGGCACGGGAGTCGATGAGATACCCAATCGCGGTCGCTCGGCGGCACGGAGCGAGTGCCCTTGACGCTGTGCCGCAGGTGGTTGTTGGAACCATCCATAGCGTCAAGGGGGGGGAAGCGGACTCGGTCTACGTCTATCCCGATCTGTCGAGGGCGGCGGTTCAGGAGTCCCAGGGCGAGTCGGCGATCTCGGCGGCCGGTCTTCACCGTCTCGGGTACGTGGCGATGACTAGGGCGCGCGAGAAACTGAGCATCGCGAACCCTAGCAATCACCGGATGGCGATGTCGATATGAAAAAACTCAGACAAGCAAAGCGATTGACCATCGAGGTCACACACGAACGCGGTCGGGACCTTGGCAAATTCACCAATATGACCCTGTTCATATCCGATGGACGCTTCGTTGCTGCACACTGGGACGGTGCTACGGTCCGCAACTCCGAACTTGGTTATGAGTTCCTAGACGAGAACGGCTGTATCGTCGCTGTGGTGACGACCCATGCGTGAGCGCACCATTACCCGCAAGATCATGCAGAGCATCAATCGGATGGGTGGCTACTGTGTGAAGATACACGGCTCGCCGTATACGACGGCAGGAACTCCCGACATCCTCGCGTCGATTGATGGACGCTTCGTTGCTGTAGAGGTGAAGCTGGAAGGCAAAAAGCCGACAGCGATTCAACATCACACCTTGCAGACGATTGCCAACTCTGGGGGAATCGCTTTCGTAGCGAACTCGGCCGAGGACTTCGAGTCGAAGCTTCAACTGAGCATTGACACCAACATTTAACCCTGCTATAGTCAAGAAACCGACGCGGTGAACGTCGGCTTCTCTAACCAAGAAACGCTGATAAGGAGCGTCAATGGCTTCATCCAAGTCTACATCCGCCAAGCGCGGCGAACGTATAAGGCTTACCTGCCAGACTTGCGGCACTGAATACGAAATTCTGCGTTCTGCGATTGTCGGAAAGCGTGGAAAGTATTGCTCAAAGCAGTGCGTCGGCAAGGGTCAGCGAAACCGTATTACCCAAACATGCCAGCACTGCGGTAACGACTTCACTGTTGTCGCTTCTCGGCGGAATAGTGCGAGATTTTGCTCTAACGCTTGCTACTGGGAATCGAAGCGCAAGCGTTACGTCAATAAAGACGGCTATGCGATGGTCAACATTGGCGGTCGCAAGGTGCTTGAGCATCGGTATGTGATGGAGCACCGGTATGTGATGGAGCAACATCTTGGCAGATCTCTGCTTTCAACTGAGTCCGTCCATCACAAGAACGGTATCCGCGACGATAACCGTATCGAGAACTTGGAACTATGGTCTACATCTCAGCCGTCTGGTCAGAGAGTTATCGACAAGATCGAATGGGCTGAGAATTTTCTAAATCAGTATCGAGACTCGCAACTAACGATAGGAGCAATGCGATAACACCAACCCCCCTGAACCGCGTGATGCTAGAACAGAAGAAAATCGGCCAGATCACCATATCCATCCACGACCACGAACGGTTCTTAGAACGTTGGACTTTTCCCGTCGAAACTTTGATGAACCTGATCGAGAGAGAGGGGTGTGTTGCTTTGTATTCTCAGACCGCTTCGTTTGTCGATCCAGATGGTAACCACTTCGCATCTTTGACCGTAGCGGTCGAGGAAGAATAATGAGCAAAGCCGAGGGACGCACCACCAAGATCAGGTGGACCAAGCACACTTGGAACCCGACGACCGGATGCACCAAAGTATCGCCGGGGTGCGACAACTGTTACGCCGAGCGAATAGCTCGTGACGTGGCTTCATATTCCCAAACAGTCTTGTCCATTTTTGGCGGGGCAAGCGAGGAACTGGACTACGATTGGTTCCGCCAGATCAGGGACATTTGCAAAGCTACCGGAACCGCCTACTTTCACAAGCAGGGCAACCACTACTACTCAGATCGCGACACCGAACTCGACGGGGAAACCTTTGACGAGTATCCCGAAGTCGGCGGCGGACTGCTGTGAGCGTTCTGAGGAACATACCTGACGAGCCGACAGCCCTTGATGTCTTGCGTCAAGGGCGAGCCGCGTTTCTGGATGACGACAACCGGTGCGTGTTCTGCAAACGGATCACTCGGCACACCATCATATTCGATAAAGACGACGAGGACAAAATCGTCGCGCTGGTAGCGGACGGCGAGTCGTTTTGCTGGAAGCGTCAGGACTACGACTTCGAGGACATGCTATGACCACAATGATGAAGGAACTTCAATGGGACGCGAGGATGGGGTGCTATTTCGTAGCCGTCTATCAGGTGAACGGCGACACTACCAAACACATCGGGACGCGACACCTGACCCCTACAGATCGCAGGGACTTCGCGGACCACCTGACGGAAGGAGTCAGCCATGAAACCAAGCAGCGTGTTCGACTATATCGCAAGGTCTGAGGGCGGCGCGATAGAACTCGATTTGAATAGGTGTAGCGGCGATGACGGTGTGGATATGCTGTCGATGCACGAAGCCAAACATCATCCTCTCTCGGAGATAACCGGCGTCTGCGCCCTCGGAGCAATCGGCGTCGCATACCGCGACCGCCCGATCATCGTGGCGCAGACCGTCGTTTTGAAACTGGCGCGCAGTCTCGGCTTCGTCACTGATTGCAGTTGTCTCAACGGCGTGGATCAGTTCGGGTGCGCTTGCACGGCGAGTCCGAGAGCCCAGAACTTCGTCGCCGACTGGCACGACGAGTCTGGACGAACTCTCAAAGAAGTCCGCGACGCGCTGGTAGCGATTGGAGAGTGATATGACGATCCGAGAAACCGGCATGAAGATCAACGTAGACCGGCGCCCAACTCTGGCGAGCGGTTCATACCGCAAACCGATCTGCGAACCTTGCGGCGATCCGGTGGCGCGTACCCGAGAAGCATGGGTAGTCGTCAACGGCGGCATCGTTCACTGGTCTTGTGTCGCAGAGGACGTGCTTGGAGCGACTTGGAGCGAACCGAAAGAGGTAGGCGGATAAACCTAACCGCGATATCGACTGGGTTCGGGAGCGCATCGCAATCCACAACGCCGGATGGCACTACCTCGGCGAGACGGAATACGGCAAGTTCGATGCTTTCGTTCGCCAGACTGGAGAAACCGAATGACGAACGCCTACCAAAGAATGCAGCGCATCAAAGAGGAACTCGAAAAAAACTCGTTTGATGCTTACGGTAAATATGATAGCTCTACCCTTCTACGCCTCTATGACAACGCGATTGACGAAACCTCACAACGATATGAGCAAAGACTTGATACGCGTAAATCGGCAAGACAAGCCCAACTGATCAGAATCGAGTTGGTTAAACGATTGGAGCAAAACGATGGCGACCGCTAAGGGCAACCTTCCACACATGAACACCGAGGACTTGCTGGATACTTTTCAGGGTTTCGCAGGTGGCGATCCTGATGTGATGGACAGCGAGGAACTTGACCAGTTCGACGCCGTGAAGCACGAAATCAGGCAGCGCATGGAAGCGCCGAAAACTCCGGTTAACGACCGCCCGGCTATTCACCAAGTCAACGTCTCGCTGACTACCGAGGACTGGCATACCCTCAAAGGTCTGACCGATATAGCCCAAGTCGCTAACCCAGAGATGACGGTTAACGACATGGCGACCGGCATCCTGATCGTCGCGCTCGATGCACACCGCTCGCGGATGCCGAACATCGTCGATTACGGTCGTCAACTCACCGGATGATCGTAGACGTCGGCGTATACCTGCGGCATCACTCTCACTGTGCCGCGCTCTATTGTCCCAGTTCCGGGCGTCTCAATATGGTCGCCGGGGATTGGTGGCACGTCCATGATGACAACTGCGACACTAGCGGATACATCGGGGACGGCGCGGTCGGCGAGGATATTCCAATGGCGACCGGCGACCTCTGCATTCCACATCACCGTCTACTCAAAAGCGGCACGGGTTTCTCTTTCTGCCGCAAGAACCTGACCTACGTCCATAACTAAGGACACCATGAAAGCGATAACCCTTCATCAACCATTTGCATCTCTGATCGAGGGCGGCGTCAAGAACATCGAGACGAGAACATGGAAGCCGCCCGAATCTTTAGTCGGTCAGCGCATCGCTATCCATGCAGCGAGTAAAAAACTCACGGAGCAGGAATGGATCGATCTGCCGATGTCTGTCAGCTATAAGATGTATCAGCGATACGGTCCACAGTGGCGCAAGGTGATCCCTTACGGTAGGGTCATCGCCACTGCAAAGCTAGTCACTTACGCCGAGGTCTTAGAACGACATCGAGACAATCGGCACGTATGGTGCCAGCGTCCGACTCGGGCGTTTCAGTCTTTGATCGCTACAGACCCGTATGGCGATTTCAGCGTCGGGCGTTACCTCTGGTTTCTTGACGACATCCAGATCGTCGAAGGACGTCCGATCGTACGCGGTCGGCAAAAGTTCTGGGACTGGACACCGGAATGACTACCCGACACCATCGAGTCCAGTCGTGACGTGGCTTCATATTCCCAAACAGTCTTGTCCATTTGTTCCGGCGTCGGCGGTCTCGATCTCGGAGTCGGATTGGCGAACCCGCTTGCTCGCACGATCTGTTACGTGGAACGGGAAGCGTTCGCCGTTGCGGTCTTGGTCAGGGCGATGGAAGAGGGTTACTTGGACGATGCACCTGTTTGGAGCGATCTCGGAACCTTCGATTGCGAACCTTGGCGCGGCGTCGTGGATTGGGTCGTTGGTGGAATCCCGTGCCAGCCTTACTCGGTCGCTGGCAAGCGCAGAGAGTCCGGAGACGACCGCGACCTCTGGCCGCGAACCGAGCAGATCATCACAGAACTCCGACCCGCCGGTATCTTTATCGAGAATGTGGGCGGAATCGTTCGGCACTACTACGATGTCATTAGACCTGCCCTTCGAGGACTGGGTTACACAGTTGCGGAGGGACTATTCTCGGCGGCGGAAGTCGGCGCGTCGCATATTCGAGAACGGCTTTTCATTCTCGCGGTGGCAGACGATCATCGCGGGCGATTCCTATGCCGATCCGCTCGGCTTGCGAGACGGTCAGTTGAAATTGTCGGGGCAGGTGATGCCCTGGGCGACACCGGCGGCGGAGATGTCAACCAGCGACGTCGGTCATTGGAACGGGATTTACTTCACTCGGCGGGACGGCACGAAAGCCAACACCGCTTTGACCCATCAAGCAAGCTACTGGTTTACTCCGGTGGCGGTCGAGCAATCCGACTCTGGGATATGGAGTTCAGAGCTTCGGGCATACGTTCAGGACGGGAAACGTCGGCAGCGCCATCTAGCGAATCAGGCGAGCAACTGGCGCAGTCCCGAAGCCAGCGATGGAGAAGGCGAGGTGATGCGACTGATAGCCGGAGCGGACGCCAAACTCAAACTGAGGGATCACGCCGCGGATTGGCAGACACCGATGCAAGCGAACCGCAGCGACCAGATGGTGAACAACAAGGGCGATTTGCTTTTGGCGGGGCAAGCGAGGAACTGGCCGACTCCGATGGCGGCGGCGGAAGCTCCGAACCTGCGATCCAACAAGAAGATCGAAGAGAAGTCGCTAATGGCGGAAGCGCAGGCGACGACCTCGGCGGTATGGTCGACTCCGATGGGAAGGGACGATCACGGACGGTCGCTCCGGCAACGATCGGATCTGCCGGGGGAATCCCAATCATTCCCTCTGTCTTTCCGCCAGGTCCCGACGACCTTGACGGATGGACACGAGTGCTCTCACAAATGCCGTCGCTTGCACCCGCAATTTGTCGAGTGGCTTATGGGGATCCCGATTGGGATGACCTACTTGGTATTAGAACCGCCCAGCTCCGAGTTCTCGGAAATGCTGTGGTGCCATTGGCGGCGGCTAATGCGTTCGTTGCTCTCATTGATCGAATCAGCGAGGAGTTGAAATGACACGGTGCTACGAACCCGTCTGTTGCCATAGACTCGGCAACGTATTCAACGATGTGGGCAGGTTTGCCAATGTGGGCGCGACCAGTTTGTAACCACAAACGGCGTGATACCCGAAGATCAGGGATTTTGCATCTGCGGACCTGATTATCAGATCGAAGATGGACCTTGCCCAGAACACTCTTATGACTGACATCATCGAAGTGCATGACAAGACTGACCTCTGCGAAATCCAACCTGCCGCCGTTGAGAAGTTTGGATTTTATTCGAGGCGATTGGAAGGATGGTCGATGTGTCATACCTGCCGTTGCGTATTCAGAGACGTCGACTCAGTCGTAGTCCATCGACTCGCTCAGGGATCATGAACCTATGACTACCTACCGAGTAATTTCATTGGGCGGAGGCGTCCAGTCATCTGTCGTCTTGCTTATGGCTTGCAAGGGTGTACTACTTCCGGGACTGGCGTCAGGATCGGATAACGACTGCTCCGGTGTTTGTTTTGTCTAGCGAACCCAAGTGGCTAATGGTCTCCGCTTGCGACCCCTGCAAATCACTCGGAGCACGGTCTTGCGACTGTTTGCTCTACCCGCCACACGTCCCTCTCGATCGAGTCGGCTACAACCCAAACTCGAAACTGCCGCCGATACAATGGGATACCCTTATAGCCAATCATGGCGACCGTAGACCAGAAGCAGCGAACTCCGACGACTAAACAACGACGATTCGTCGAAGAATACCTCGTCGACCTCAATGCGACGCAGGCCGCCATTCGAGCGGGATACAGCGAAAAAACCGCAAACGTCATCGCTTCCCAACTCTTAGCGAAACTTAACATCCAGCAAGCCGTCGCACAGAAGCGGGATGAACTCGCAAAAGCCACCGCGGTAACAGCCGAACGCATCCTCAACGAATACCGACGCATCGCCTACGCCAACATCACCGACGCAATTGAGATCCGCGATGGTGCGATTGTGGTTCAAGACACCGACTCCCTCACCGACGACCAGAAAGCCGCGATCTCCGAGATAGCCGAGACGAAAGACGGGTTGCGCGTCAAGTTCCATTCCAAAGTCCACGCACTCGATTCCCTGGCTAAGCATCTCGGGATGTTCACCGAGAAAGTCAGCGTCGCTCACTCAGGCACTCTTGACGTTGCAATCGTTGCCGACGTTGCTAGATCGAAACTTCAGCGCATCGTCGAATTGGCAGATTCTGACAACCAGATCAACGATTCCGAGCCGTCGGACGAAGATTCCGGCATCTAGGGTCATTCAACACTCCGCAACGCTGTCTGTGGCGGTTTCCACACCTGCCTCTCTCTCGATATCGCCTTATAGTGTGACACGCGCGAGACTCCGACTCGTCTCTCAAAAAAGATTCCTTCCTGTGCGTGCGCGCAGAATCATATGTAACTAAGCACGATTCAGCGTTTGAGATAATGCTGGTGTGGAAACCGCCGAACTCTCACTCATTCAAAAAGCGGCTGTCGCAAATCCGAGCTTCGTCGATGAATTGACGGACGAGGAACTTTACGCGTTGCAGTTCGACTGGCAGAGTTGGGCGCGTCCCTCACAACTTGCGCCGGATGGCGAGTGGACTACTTGGCTGCGGATGGCGGGACGTGGAGAGGGAAAGACACGATCTGCCGCCGAGTGGATTCGCCAGCGCGTAGATGGCGGGCATATGGAACTCTACGCTCTACTCGGTAGGACACCGGCCGATGTCCGTGATGTCATGATCGAGGGCGAGTCCGGACTCCTCAATGTATTCCCGCCAGACCAGCGTCCGATCTACGAACCATCACGTCGGCGGGTTACCTTCTACACCGGCGCAATCGCACACACCTACTCGGCGGCATCACCGGATGAACTCAGAGGTCCGCAGCACGGGACGGCATGGGTTGACGAACTCGCTACATTCCGAGGAACCGAAGCATGGGACAACCTGCAACTCGGACTCAGACTTGGCGATCCTAAGCAAGTCGTTACCACTACCCCGCGACCGCTCCGAGTGCTGAGGGAAATGCTGACCGATCCCGATACCGTAGTCAGCCGGGGGACATCCTACGACAACCGAGCGAACCTTGCCAGATCGTTCTACAACCGAATCATCCGGCGATACGAAGGGACGCACCTCGGCCGGCAGGAAATCTACGGCGAACTCTTAGAGGAAATGCCGGGCGCACTCTGGCGTCGGGACATGATCCTGCATCACAACCCAGACGAACCGCTGCCTGATTTCGTGCGTATCGTCATCGGCGTAGACCCCTCGGTTTCGGACGGCGAGGACTCGGCTGAATGCGGGATTGTGATCGCCGCCCAAATTCAAACGGATGCCAGTGCTAATTCGAGATTCGTCGTTCTCGGCGATTGGAGCATGAGGGGGACACCGATGGCATGGGCGAAGCGCGTGGTTCAGGCGTATCACGAATTTGAAGCGGATCGAGTCGTGGCTGAGGAGAACCAAGGCGGTAAGATGGTCGAGGCGGTTCTGAGGCAGGTCGATAGCGGCATCTCTTACCGAGGCGTCCATGCGTCAAGGGGCAAGCAGGCAAGGGCAGAGCCTATCTCGGCACTATACGAACAGAGACGGGTAAATCATTCGGATGTGTTTCCCGATCTTGAAGATCAGCTCTGCAACTGGGTGCCTGGGACAGAGGAGTCGCCTGATCGTCTGGATGCGCTCGTGTGGGCTTTGACAGATTTGGTCAAGCGTCGGCGTAAGGTCAGGATGGGGGCGATGATTGTCGGGTCAGCGAGTGACGGATAAGATTGCTTGGGCGGCGGCATTTCTGGCTCGATACAAAGATGAACAGTTGAAATTGATGGGTTAAAGTATTCCGCTATGGTCATGGGTTTCCTAAAAGGCACTCGTTTCGAGGAACCGCCGGACACTGACTTGAGGGCATTGAAGTCGGTGTCTAGCGTCCGACTGCCGACGCGAGGATACGGCAACGCTACAGGACTGCCGCGTATCTTCGCGATGGATTACCCGACTATGGCGGTGCTTCCGACCGATGACGATTACAACGATGCGATCCTAGACGCCGAGCGGTCGTCTCTAATCATGATCTGCGTCGAGTGGATTGCGACCATGTTCCCGCTTGCGACTTGGGAACTCCAGAACAAAGTCGACGGAGCTTGGCAGCCGGTCGGGGATCATCCAGTGCTTGACCTTCTGGATTCGCCTACCCCTTGGCACTCCGGCGCCGACCTTCTAACGGCGTCAATGATCGACTGGTGTTTCTGGGGCGAGGGTTACTGGATACTGGTCGGCATCGGAGACGAACCCTCAGAGCTTTGGTGGCGACCGGCTTCGAGCATGACGCCGAAGCGGGACTCTCGCGGGTATCTATCCCACTACGAATATCGAGTCGATGGGCAGACCGAAACCGTTGAGGCCGATGACGTTTTCCAATTCCGGCGGCGTCAATCCGCCGACAACCCGTGGCGTGGTGTTTCACCGCTTTCATCACTCGGCAAGGAGATTTGGACTGACACTCAGGCAGCGATCTATTCCGCGGCGATGTCTAAGAATCTCGGTATGCCGGGGTGGATTGCATCGCCGAAACAGTTGGATGAAGATGACGAGGTAGACGACGACGACCTGCAAACCACACGGCAATATCTGAAAGACGAGTATGCCGGTTCAGGCAGAGGCAAACCCTTATTGCTGGATGTCCCGATGGACATTCACCGCTTGGCGTTCAACCCGAACGAAATGCACATCAAGGGATTGCACGATTACAGCGAGCAACGGGTCTGCGGCATGTTCAGACTACCCGCCGCCGTCGTGCAGTTCGGGACCGGATTGGAGCAGACGACCGAGAACGCGACGCTGACCCAATACGAGAAGCAAGCATGGCTGACCGGACTCAAACCGATCCACCTATCCATCGCGATGCAAGTCAGCCGGTCTATACTGCCGCTTTTCGCATTGGACGTCAGGAATTGGCGACTGCGTTTCAACTTCGACGGCATCGAGGTATTGCAGGAAAATCAGGACAAAGTAACCGACCGAAACGTGAAGCGACTCAGAGCTGGCGGCATCACTCGTTACCAGTTCCTAGAAGCCGAGGGACTACCGGCCGTCGACACCGATCACGTCTGGCTATTGCCGTCGAGTATTCAGGAAATCCCATCGCCGGATTTCCCAGAGGCGGTGCTTAAAGAGCGGGAAGCGAAGGCGTTGGAAATGGCGCAGGGCGGAAATGATGACGACCCGCCGCCGCGTCGCTCAGTGTCGCCTATCCGAGCGCGTCGGGTAGACCGCCTGCTCGCTAGATACAACCGATCAACTCGGCGTATCACCGAGGACTTCACCGACTTGCTGGTTACCGAGTTCACCGAGTTCGGGAAAATGGCAGGGCGCACTTTCAGGCGCGTCAACTCGGAGCGGTCGGCGGTCCGTCAACTCAGTGGAGAGGATGAGGAACTGGCGCGCGAAGTCTTGGGGCGAATGAACATCCGAGACTGGCAGAATGAGGTCATGCGTCAGAAGATCGGGGAACCGCTTACGCTCCGGACTCTCACTAGCACCATCGACGACCTGTCATCGGTTCTATCCCTCGAAGTGAATATCCCTGATCCGGTGATGCGCCGGGTGATTGCCGACGGCGGCACTCGCTTGCTCGGCATCGACATCGCAGGGCAGGCGCGCAAAGACCTATTCTCCGCTCTACTCGAAGGGCGTGAAAAGGGTGAGGGCGTCGATGATCTGGTCGAGCGGATATCCGGCAAAGTGGCGAGGGGTCGATTCAAGTCGCCAGTTACCCGAGCGCAGGTGATAGCCCGAACCGAAACCATGCACGCTCAGAACGTGTCGACGATGACGGCATACGAACACCTTGACGAAATCCAGCGCGTCGAAGCGAAAGACAACCAGATCGGCTTCGACGATGACGACTGCAGCGAGAGGGATGGGCAGGTTTTCACCATCGCCGAAGCGAAGGCGATCAGCGATCACCCAAATGGCACATTGTTGTGGTTGCCAGTGCTATGAATGTAGACCTAGTCCATTGCGCCGATTGCGGCATCGAGATCACCGATCGTCATTTGTTTTGCGCCGGTTGTCAGCGTTCCCTCTGCAGAGATTGTCGTAACAAGCACTATGCGAAGAATTGCGGTGTCGTCAAAACCTGAGTGCAAATATCCACCTTGCGACCGTGAAGCGAAACGCCGGGGATACTGCATCCCTCATTACAGGCGATGGGCGGGTATCATCAACCTGCCGATGAACGCGCCGATACCGGGGCGACGACCGAAGCGGTAATTTGCACGTCATCGAATTGGTGTGGTATTAATGCGGAGTCATGGACGCGGTGAAGTTCAAAGATCGACCGAAGGGAATCATCGAAGGACTGGGAGTCCCATACGGCGGACCGGTAGACGGCAAAGACCTCTACGGGCAAGCGTTCGTCAAGACGACCAACTTCGCACTTGATTGGTTTAAGGGTCAACGCCCTCTGCTATTCGAGCATGGACTCGATGATCTAGTCGGACTCGACCAACTTGGACACGTCCGCAAAATCGACGCGGTGGAAGAGGGACTCTGGATTGAAGCGCAACTCAACAAGCGGCACGACTACTACAACGCCGTCGCTCAGTTGATAGCGGATGAAGCCCTTGGACTTTCGTCCGGGTCGGCTCCGCACCTTATCCAAGTCGACTCGTCCGGCGTGATCCGGTCATGGCCGATCTTGGAGATGAGTCTGACCACATCACCTGCTAATCCCTTCGCGACGGTATCTGCGTTTAAGAGCTTCCGAGCGGTGTGCGATGACAAGGGCATCGACTTGGAATCATTGAAATCCGCAGACCCGCCGCCGCCCGTCAATCGGGACGACAGCGACTGGATATGGCAACAAAAACAGAGATTGAGGTTACTCGATGCCAACTGAACTCGAAACCAAGAAGTCCGAATACGACGCTAAAAAGTCGGCGCTTCAAACCCTTCTGGAAGAAGCGAAGGGCGACGATGGGCAGACCTTGATTTCCAACATCAAGTCCGTCGAGAACCCGATTGATTACGTCGAGGAGCAACACAAGGAACTCGCTGGATTGCAGGACGAAATGACGTCGCTGCGGAACATCGAGATTTTGAAGGCGGAGAACAAAGCCAAAGAAGCCGAGCATGAAGCGGCGATGAAGAAACTCCGTCCCAAACTCGGCGACGATGACAAGCGCGGCATCGTCGATCCTGCCGACGACGACAAGTGGATCGGCAAAGCCGTCAAGTCGCTATTCCCTAGCGAAGTCAACGGCAAGCGTCCGGTCGAGCAAGACCCTCTGATCACTCCGGTTTCGATGAGGGCATTGTTCAACTCCAGCAGTTACGATCCCAAGACTGTCAGGGACGACGGACTCTACACTCCGGCGGCTACCCGTCCGATCCAGTTCATTCAGCGAATCCGGCAAGTCCCGATTGCGACCGATACCGAGGTCTACATGCGTCAAGACCCAGTTACGGATGTGTCTAGCATCGGCGTAACCGAGGGCGGCGTCTACAACGAACTTGAGTTCTCGGCGACCGAGGTAACTAACCCGATCCGAGGCAAGGGCGCATTTATCCCTTCTACCGAGTGGGTGCTTGCGGACGACCCGATGTCCCGCGAGATGCTTATGGAGCAACTGCCGATGGAGATGATGCGAATCATCGACAGGGAGTCGCTCTACGGCAACGGTTCAGGAACGAACCTGAACGGCTACATGGAGCAGACCGGGATCAACGAAATCGAGCGAGCAGGCAACGAGTCCGGCATCATCGCGATCAGCCGAGGCATTGAGCAGGTGGAAGTAACCGGCCATGCCGACGCCGAGTTCGTCATCATGCATCCGTCGGATTGGTGGGAAGTCGCAAGACTGCAGACCACATCCGGAATCTTCATTATGGGCGAACCGTCCGAAGTCGCACCTATGCGACTCTGGGGATTGCCGGTCTACAAAGTGCAAGCCCTTGATCGCGGCGAAGCCCTGACCGGTGCGTTCTCTCAGTATTCGCACATCCGCGACCGTCAGTCGCTGCGAACCTACTGGATGACCCGCGTCGATACGCAGGGCAACCATTCGCGACCGACCGGTCAGACGATGCTAGTCGGCGATCTCAGACTGTGCGTAACGGTCAGGCGTCCGACTGCGTTCTCGAAGATCACGAACCTGTAAACCACAACCTGACGGCGACACGCCGAGGAGACAATTCAATGCTTAAGAGGATTCAGGCAGGGGTCGATACAGTCCGGGGATGCGGCGGCACGATCAACCGCATTTTGGTGAACAAGGGTTCTTGGGATGGAATCCAGAACGCCGTCGGCGACACTATGCCGACGCCAGAAGCGGTCGACTACAGCTTCGGCGCCCGCGTCGATTTCGACGACTCGATCGAGGACGGTCGCTTCAACATCGAGTTCAGCAACGGCGAGATCATCACCGACACCGCTTTGCTGACACTTGGCAACGAACTCGGTTTGGCGGCTAAGAACCTGATTCCGAAGGCGACCGACACCGATCAAGATTAGATATCGGAATCCCGATATCTAAGCGGAGACTGAAACAATGGCACGAATCATAGAGGTATCGCCAATCAGGGGGACGATCTCGGAGACGCAGATCGCAAGGGTCGAGTTAGACGCGGCGCGACTGTTTGCTCTGAACCGGCGTCCGTTCAGCATGGTAGGCGGTGAGGACGGTGTGATGGTGCTGCCCGAGTTCGTGCATGTGCATCACCGACCCGCCGCTTCCAGCCCTGCCGCTTTCACCGTCCCTGCGTCCATCGGACTCGACATCCGAACCGATGACGCTAAGAGCGTGTTGCTCTCGTTAGTCCAGGCTAACGTCAACGCCGTCATCGGCGTGGTGACCGAGCAGGAAAGACTCCAGCGTTTCGGGACATCGCTCTACACGCCGGAGAATGGAGACGGTGTGGAACTGGCACTCAGGGGCGCATGGACCGACGTGTCAGGGGAAGCCGCCGGGGGTGTCGCAATCGACAACAGCTCCGCGATTGATCTTGACGATGCGATCGACGAAACCTACGCCCAGTCCCAATCATCGGCCGGCAGCAACTTCTACGCCGTCCGAATCCCGAAGGGCGACGACCCGTATCAGTATCGGGTGGTTACCGCAGGGACAGTGACTAACGTTCTCGTTTCGACACTGACGCATTTGGGCAGCGGCACGATGACTGTTTCAAACAGTCCCGTCGAGTTTGATTTCTACGCGTCTCCGGCGGCACTTGGCGGATCGGTAACGACTGCCGAACTCCAGTCTATCAGCGCACTCAGCGCGGGCAACGGGACGCTGACGGTAGCGATGGGTTACCGAGTCCACAGCTTCTAGGAGGAGCAATGGCAGCACTGACAGAAATCTCACCGGTTCAAATTGTCCGCGGTGGTGCTAAACTCACCGCCTACAACGATACGGCAGACAGCGATCCGATTGTTCTCACGGTCAACCAACACATCGAGATTCCGAATGACGGCAATGTTTTCCTGCTAGTGAGACGCACTGGCACGGAAGCGGCGAACATGGTGGTTCACACTTTCACGGAGATCGACGGCTTGGCTTTGCCGAATCGAACCATTGCGCTATCGACTATATCCGGCGATATTCACGTCTACGGACCGTTCCTGACGGATACCTACAGCAATGACGATGGGGATATGATCGTAGAATTTTCGGCGGTCGATAGTATCGAGTTCTCTGTTTTCCGAGGATGATGTGCCAAGCACACTTATCACTACCGACCAAGTCCGCGAGCATGTAGAGACTGGAATCAGCGACGACGCTCTTGACCGACTGATCACTGCGGCTGACGAGGATATTGTCGGTGTGGCAGGTCCGCATGATCCTGACGACACGATGCAGGTAAGGGTTGAAGCACATCCGCATCGCATCTATCTGCCGAGACGGGCGTCCATCATCGACACACTTGAAGACTCGTATGACGGGCAAAACTGGCAGGAACGCGGATCCGCGACGTTTGAACTGCTGAACGGCGGACGGATGATCCAGACCCTCAGCATCGCGTTCCGCCCCAGGGCAAGGGTAACCTTCACACCGATCGCTACCAATCCGAAGCGTATCGCCGCCCTGATCCAACTAGTCAGACTCGCCAACGCCCACTCCGCATACACGTCGGAGAGCGATGACACCTACAACGTCGCTATGATCGATCACGGCAAAGAGCGGAGCCGGATACTCCGCAATCTGCGACCGAGATACGCCGGTGGGGGATTGCTGAGATGATGCCGACGACCGCAGCCCGAAACTCCATGAAAGACCGCTGCAACATCAACCGGCAAGTCGCTGGCGGTTCTACCGACTTCGGCGGACCGAAGGAAGTCGGCGGTCGAAGGGTTTACTCCGATCTGCCGTGTCGCGGTTTCGAGACTGAGGAAACACTGACCGAGGACGATCACAAGGTAGTCGGCGTCGCCACTTGGAAAGTGCGTCTGCCACTCGATACCGAAGTCAAAGAGGGCGACACAATCACCGGCGTCGCAGACCGAGACATCGAAGTTTTGAGGTCGCTGAAACGTCGCGGTCATGTGTTGGTTTTAGCGAGGGAGATCGCTTGATGGTTACCGAGGCCCAAACACTTACCGATACACCTACGGACCTGACGGCGGCATTGTCGTTGTCGAGCGGCACGTCTTACACCGCTCAGGCGCGCGGTGGCACTTGCAACATTGCCGAAGCGGCAGCCGCCCCAGACGCAGATACCGACGCCGCACACGCTTTCAGTCATGGCAGTATTTTCACCATCGAGCAGTCCGGCGACAATTTCTACGTCTGGGGCGATGGCGTTCTCGTAGTAACAGAGGCGGGTTAAATGCCGATCAGATACGGGCAAGACAGTGGCGGCGGTTCGTCGTCAAGCTCTGGCGGTGCATCGCTACGCGACCTCTTGCTTCCGCCGATCACCACTGAGGGATACAAGCGAGCGACCGGCGACAGCTACAGCACTGGCAACCCGCAACTCGATACCACTGACGACGAGGCATATATCGGTTTCGAGTTTCCGACGCAGGTGCGAGACGCTATCCGTGATGCGTTTATGAATGTCGGGATGCGGCTGCGTTTCACCGTCGCCACAACCGACGGGTCATCGGTTTCGACGCCCGTCAACATGCGAGTCCGGCTTGTAGACCAAGACGGCGATCAGTTGGTGGACAAGGGCAGCACCAATTTCTCGGTAGCCGTTCAGGGCGCATCGACTCACAAGATGACTTTCGAGTTGGCGTCTACCGCTACAGCCATCGACGCGACCGGCGACTTCTACTTCCGCTTCGATCACAACTCCGGACCTGCCGTCATCATTCGCGACGTCGAGGTCGAAGCCACACCGCGGACGCCGTAGTCGACCGAATCTCGAAAATCAGCAGAGCCGATAGAGAAACATTGATGGACGAGGAGAATTCCACCTATCGCCAACGTGGGCAGGTCTACAAGCGGATCGCCTCTGCGATATCCGACCCGATCACGCTGGAGCCGCTCATCGCGAAATCCGACCTCGTCATCAATCAGGGATACCCGGACGGGAAGCCGAGGGCGCGGACTCTCTCGACGAAGACGGGCAAGTTCTACATCACGCAGAACGGATTGATTCAATTCGGAATCTCGATACCCCGGCAGCCGAAGCTCCCGGACAATGAGAACGCCGTCCTCGAAGTCGTCTACACCAATCCGCCGGACGACAAGAAATTGACGCTCTCATCGTCGACCGACGATACTCCGCACGGCAACGGGATCAAGAACACCGCCACACTCAACGCGTCCGGCAAGTCGGTGAATCTCACGAACCGAGACCTCAAGTATCACGAGTGGACTTTCGCAATCGAAGACCTGATATCGAATGACGGGGGCAACTAACCGATGCATTTTCTGGACATCGTAGAAATCACTCATATCCCTGATCTCGCTGAGGAGATAATCATCGGCTTGACAGTTGCATGGCTCGCGAGACGACCTTGGGGCAAGCGCTTGATCGAGCGTGTCAAGACCAAGATCAACCGCGATGCACGATAAAGATCGCACCTGTCTCACGGCTTTCGTCATCTGCATGGCAATCGTCATCTGCGTAGGTTCTTGCAACCTATGGCTGAGAGGAGAAATATGAAATCGAAAATCTTAGACACGGGATTGGGGGTTCTCGGGTTTCTCGCCATCGTCGCGGTCGCGATCTTAGCCGCCGGGTTCGATGACGCGGATGCTCAGGACGCCGAGGAAATGGTGCCGATCAGCAAGGGACTCGTCAAACAGGCCGGCGGTTCGTCAGAGTGGTATTGCTTCGGCAACGACCGCTTCCGACCTACCCGTATCGAGTGCATCAAAGCAACGCCGACACCTACACCGACGCCGTTGGGGTGCAACGTGGCACACGCCGGTCATGCGCCCAAAGCACGGGCAGGGGACGGACCGATCGTGCGGTGGCGTGTCAATTTCGATCAACCCGGAGATCATGGAGTGGACAGGCCACCACATCCTGACGGGTGGGTAGAATGTCCTGATAGAGAGAAGGACGGTCAATCATGGATTGCAAACAGACAACATGCCGCGGGTTTGGGCACTATGACGGTTGCCCCAATCGGGAATCTTTTTCCAACGCCAACCCGGTCATCGAATTCATCCCTGAACACCGAGACAACCCCTACCCTGACCGCAACTGCGTTACCGGCAGAGCCATCGCCTACGCCGACACCCACAGCGACAGCAACGCCGACACCCACAGCGACAGCAACGCCGACAGCAACGCCGACA